GAAAACAACCAGAACAAGAATATTCATTTGCAGATAAAATGAAAAAGCTTGCTGGTATATCATAATACAATAAGGAGGTATTAAAAAATGTCTATTATTCAGAAATTAACTGAAGGCATGGTAAACCGAGATATGAAAAAAGAAGGCACTGCTCTTTTGAACAAGTGGTCTCAAACCGGTTTGCTTGAAGGCCTTGACAGCGATCATAAGAAGTCTACTATGGCTCGATTGCTTGAAAACCAAGCGAAGGAACTTCTTCGCGAATCTAACACAATGGCTGGTGGAGATGTTGAAGGTTTCGCTGCTGTTGCGTTCCCTATCGTTCGTCGTGTGTTCGCCGGACTTATTGCTAACGATCTTGTTAGTGTTCAACCGATGTCGCTACCATCCGGTCTGATCTTCTTCCTTGACTTTACCTTTGGTACTCAAGGAGATATGGCTAGTCAAGCTAGAATGGGTAATGCTACTGCTAACTCAATCTATGGTACTGATAAGGTTGGATCACAGATTACTGGTGGTGTAAACTTGATTGACTCTACTACTAAGCACGACGGAAGTGGTGCGCCTAGAAGTGGTATGGTTGGTTACGCTTATGCATCTCCAAGTGGATCATTCTCAATTGCTAAAGGTGTAAACACACTTGATCACATTACACTTAATAATTCTTTGTCCGAAGCAGACAAGAAATTGCTACGCTACGACCCAGATGTTTTGGCTCTGGCTGATGCTGCTGGTACATTTTCAGTTCTTAGAACTGTTATACCAAAAGCCAGTATTCCTTCTGATTTAAACAGAGAAAACCTTTCTGCTATTCAGGTAGATTCTGCTGATATGCATACATACGTTGATGCTGGTGCTGGTCTTAATCAAGTTCGTCGTTTGACTGAAATTAACAGTGATGGTAACTTGGTGCTTTTCCACATTGATGAGTCAAGCGCTTTGGACTCCGCTACTGCTGAGAGAACTTCCACTAATTCTGGTATTACTGGTTCTTATCCACAAAATGATGGATTCACTGCTGGTGACGCCCTTGGTTCTTTGAAAGGTACAACTAGTTGGGGACTTGAAGGAGAAGCTGAAATTCCTGAGATCGACATTAGAGTAGATTCAATCGCAATCACAGCGATCACTAAGAAGTTGAAAGCCAAGTGGACCCCTGAATTGGGACAAGACTTGAACGCTTATCACAATCTTGATGCTGAAGTTGAATTGACTTCTATTCTTTCAGAGCAAATTGCTTTGGAAATTGATCGTGAGATCCTTGCTGACCTTGTAAATGGTGCAACTGCTGGTACATTCTACTGGTCTCGTTCACCCGGTTTATTTGTTAATCGTGAAACCGGCGCTGAACTTGGTGCTACTGCTGCTGCTCCTGACTTCACTGGAACCGTTAGCGAATGGTATGAGACTTTGATCGAAACCATTAACGACGTTTCTGCTCAAATCCACAGAAAGACTCTTCGTGGTGGCGCTAACTTCGTGATTGTATCACCTGAAGTCGCTAACATCCTTGAGTTTACCTCTGGTTTCCGTGCAAACGTCACCGCAGACGCTGACAAAGGCGACATTGGCGCTATGAAAGTTGGCTCTTTGAGTCGTAAGTTCGACGTTATCGTTGATCCTTACTTCCCACGTAATGTTATTCTTGTAGGACGTAAAGGAAATTCATTCCTTGAGTCAGGTTACGTATATGCTCCATATGTGCCACTACAAACAACACCTACAATCTTCGGACCTGAAGACTTCGTACCACGTAAAGGGGTCATGACCCGTTACGCGAAGAAAATGGTTCGTCCCGATATGTACGGTCTTGTTATCTGTCGTGGACTCCTCGGAGAAAGCGGCGCTAGCTAATATATTTTAGTTAGATAAAAAAGACCCCCCTTCCTTTTTGGTTGGGGGGTTTTCTTTTTATTAAGACTATTTACTACTGAATGCGGATTGAACGCATAAAAGATTTATTGATTATAAGGAGATTATATAAAATGGCTAAATTAGGAAGATACTCTGCTAACAGAATTAAGATTCAAGAGAAAGTTGCTAGCTTTACAGTTGAAGTTAATGATTGTGGGACCCTATTTGTAATCAACCCTACTGCCGATACCACAGTAACATTGCCTGCGCCTGCGGCTGCTGGAAAGGGCTGGTGGATTGAAGTAATGGTTGATGAAGAAGATGGAGGCACTGTTGATAAAGACGTTAACATTAATGTTAATGACGGTACTTTTTTCACCGGTGTTCTAGTTGCTGCCGATGGTGGTGGTGCATCAATCGGTAATGGTACATCTAATGATTTTATTAGATTTGATGAAGGTGCTGCTACCTCTGGTGAAATGGTAAGAATTGTCTCCCTAGGTGATCGCTATGTTGCTCACGGCTTTATTGTTGATGCTAGTGATACATCTTTTGGCGATGATGCCCTTAGCTAATCCTTAATCTCCACAATATTAAGACTAAGCTCACTTCGGTGGGCTTTTTCTATTTGAGACTAATTATTTTGCTATCAAAAAGGAGTTATTATGGCTAGAAAATCACAACGTCTTAGAAGACAAAAGAGAATTGAAAGATTAAAAGCAAGAGAACAAGAAGCAAAGCTTACAAAAACAATTGAAGATAATTCGTTGATTCTTGAACGCATGAAAGCAATGTCTAATTCAATTGATGAAGTCTGTGATACGTTAGATATAACACCGACAACCACATCAACACCTGCTATAAGCTCAGAAAACGTGATCGAGATCAAAGCCGAGCCACCTGTTGAGATGAAAATCCAACCTTTTAATGAACCAACACTTCTGGCGCCTCAAACAATGCCTAATTTTAAGAAAATGACCAAAAGGGCTCTGCTTACTTACGCAAATGAAAATAATATTAGTGTTAAGACTAGCATGACTAAAAATCAATTAATAAAGACCATTCAAGGATCTTAGATAGTTTAATAAAAGAGAAACTATTTATTTTGAATGGAGGAATGATGAATGGCTTTACCTACACTAACGCCGAGTTCAACTACTAGCGCGATTATTTTACCAAGTTCAGGCAGCACCAGCGAAGTTGTAGCTGCGTGTCCTATTGGTGCGTATGTAGCTTCTGCTGATTTTATTAGTGGTGCAGCGGCTCAAGTTTCTTACACATACAAAAAGCTTGGTGGAGATGTTTTAGACATTGAGCTTACTGAACAGAACGTGTACGCTAATTATGAAGAAGCGTGTCTAGAATATTCATATTTAGTTAATTTGCATCAGGCAAAAAATATTATGGGCTCCGCATTGGGTGGCTCTACTGGCTCTTTTAACCATAAAGGCGAAATAAGAAGCGGCGAAGATCTAAGTGGCTCTAATGTGGCGCTAAAATATCCAAAGTTTTCCTTTGAAACATCTTTTAGAATAGGTGAGGCGTTCGGAACAGAGGCGATGGTAGGCGGTCAAACGACAATATATTCAGCCTCGTTTGATATTGTAAATAATCAGCAAGATTACGATCTCCAGTCGATTGTATCATCTTCTGCTCTAACGTCTAGCTACGATTTTTACAATAAAGTTGGTGATAGTCGAATAAAAATTAGACAAGTATATTATGTTACTCCAAGACAAATGTGGAGATTTTATGGATACTATGGTGGTCTAAATGTGGTTGGCGATTTTCACAACTACGGGCAGTATGCTGATGAATCAACATTCCAAGTTATTCCGGCTTGGCACAACAAACTTCAGGCAATCGCATATGAAGACCATTTGTACACTAGAACCTCGCATTATTCATATGAAATTGTTAATAATAAATTGAGACTATTTCCATCACCAGATTCTGTAACACCGTCACCGTTTTGGTTTAGGTTTACTATTGATAACGAATCTGATACTTGGGTTGATAGTAGAGAAAGCGGACAACATGGAATTAATAATTTAAATACACTGCCTTTTGAGAACTTACCATACGAAAATATAAACTCAATAGGTAAACAATGGATTAGAAGGTTTGCATTAGCACTCTCTAAAGAAACTCTAGGACAAATTAGAGGCAAGTTTGGTGGTGTGGTACCAATTCCGGGAGAATCTGTGACTTTGAATGCATCTGATTTATTGAGTCAGGCCAAAGAGGAACAATCTGCTTTACGAGATGAACTTAAGACAATACTTTCAGAGATGACTTATGATAAGCTTCTTGAAATTGATAAAGGAATGTCGGAAAATGCAAAAGGAGTTCTCCAAGAAGTTCCTTTAAAAATATTTGTAGGATAAAAAATGAAATTAACAAAAACACAATTAAAATATATGATCAAAGAAGAGATAAAACTTATGCAAGAGGCTGATTACACTAGACAGATGACCGATTTTTTGTCCTCTGGTAATCCTAATGCGATCATTCAAGCACTTGAGCTTGGCTCCGTACTGGGACTCACCCCTGAGCAAATGCCCTTTGATAAACTTGATATAAGCAAGGAAGCCATACCTAACGATGCTAATCTTCTAAGAATTGCTGAAGCTGTTCTACAACACTATGGCGATTATATTACACCTTTCCTTAGGCGAAAACTTGTTGCTGCTATGGAAAAAGGATTACGTCGTCGAATAAATATGGGAATGGAATCTGGTCGTAAATACGCCGCTGATAAAATAAGAAACATTATTAAAAATGAATTAACTGCGCATGAAAGAAAAATTAACGTTATAAAAACACCTAGCCCGTTTGATAAAAAGGAATAACCAATGTCAGATGATAAATGGAAAAAACCAGAGCAACCACCCCCTCCATTATTTTTAGGAGAAAAAGAACGCGATCTTGTAAAACAAGTTAACGATGAAATTATAGAGCGCGTAGTAGGCCAACAGGTGCTCTATTTTCCATTAGACATCGAACATACTAACTACCACCCCCTTTACGGAGAAGCTATAGAAAAAACCTTCTTACCGCCCGTTAGAGTGCATGCTTTAGTTGAGTATCAAGGAGTAGAAACACAGTTTTCTCAGGGAATCGGAATAGACAAGGTTACAAAAGTCAAAGTAAATTTCCATAAAAGAAGAATCACAGAGGATCAAAATCTTTTTGTAAGAGAAGGGGATTTCATTAGGTATGGACAAATATTTTATGAAATTGTTAAATTGATAGAGCCAAAGCTGCTTTTTGGGCAGCCAGAACACCGCTTTGAAATCCAAGCAGAGTGTATAAGAGCAAGGGACGGATTATTTAATGCAAACTAAACCATCAACAATTGAAAATATTGATACAGGTCTTTATAACTGGGTTAGTGGACTAAATTTAGCCACCGTAACAAATGAAGGCACTAAAAAGCCTTATGTTATTTGGCTTGGGACTGAACGTGCGTTTCAAATAAAAAATAACAAAGAATTGAGAGACAGTGTTGGAAAATTAAAATTACCGTTAATCACAGTTAACAGAGATTCGATAACAAAAGATCCAAATTTTAAAGGATCTTTTCAGGCTAATGTTTTTGAAACAAACGATTATCGTGGTGGTGCTAGAAGTGTTGGAAAAGATATCCAACAAGAGAAAACTAGAAATTTTAAAAATGCAGATGTCTCTAGGGTGCAAGACGGAAATGAAACAGGAAAAATGGAAAGCAATAAGGTTGTTTATGAATACTCAAGGGCGCCTATTCCAACATACGTAACAATGATGTATACAATTGTTTTGAGAACAGAATATCAGCAACAAATGAATGATCTACTAACCCCGTTTATTACGACAACAGGACAAATAAATAGTTTTGTTTTTGAACAAGAAGGGTGGAAATACGAAGCTTTTATACAGCAAGAGTTTGCTGAAAATAAAAATGTTGATAATCTTGGTGAAGATGAGAGAATGTTTGAGACCAAAATCCAAATAAAAGTGTTGGGCTATCTAGTGGGCGAAGGTTTCAACAGAGAGCGCCCAAACGTGATTAAAAGACAAAACACAACACAAATAAGAATTATAAGGGAGAAAGTTATTGTTGGAGACAAAAGACCATGGCTAAATCCCGATAAATTCGATTTTAAAGAATAAAGGTTTTTGATCAAAAAACATACTATTTATTGTGAATAAGAATATAAGGAGACTTTATTAATGCCTAGAAAATTTGATTTTATATCACCCGGTGTGTCTATTACAGAGGTTGATCAAAGTATAATTCCAAACGAACCAACAGATGATGGTATTTTGATCATTGGATATGCACCACAGGGACCAGCTAATAAGCCAATTAAAGTAAAAAATCTAGATGATTTTACAAGAACTTTTGGAAATCCCATCTCTGGTAAGGGAACTACCTCAACAGATGTTTGGAGAGATGGAAACTCACAACTAACAACATACGGAATGTATGCTGCTCAAGCATGGTTAGCATCACAAACATCACCAGTTACATTTGTTAGGCTTTTAGGGGACGATCAAGTCGCGTCTAAACAAGCGGCGGGTTACGTTCAAGCTGGGTGGTCTTCAGGCCAAGCACACTCCAAAGTTCCAAGCTCGGTTGCAACAGCTTATGGATTATTTATTGTCCCATCAAGTTCTTTGCAAACAACCGCTGCGGGTGGTACTTTAGCTGCTGTTATTTACGCATCTGGTTCCGCCGTAACGCTTAGAGGTACAGTTGCCGGACAACCTACCACCAACGCAGTAACGTCTTCTGCGGGTACTTTGATTCAGTCAATCTCAACCGGTGGAAAGATGAACACTTTTGAGCTTGAAATTTGGGATTCTCCAGCAGCAAGTAGAAAATACAAAATCCACTTTGATAGAACACAAAAAGATGGATATATTAGAAACGTGTTAAACTGCAATCCACAAAAGTTGAACAGTATAAACTTTACAAACACAGAAAAGTACTTTTTAGGACAAACATTTGAAGAAGCGGCAGAAAGAGTTATGGTTGACGCAGGAAGTTCTTCTGCCGGACAACAGTACGGGGTTTTACTTCCGTTAACAGATGGCACAACTTCATTTTCTAACAACTATAGAGAGTCAACGTGTCCAAAATCTGGATGGGTTATCAACAGGAACCCATCTCCATCTGCGAGCTATGATACTTATGATGCGGGTACTGCTGATAAATTATTCAGACTTGTATCTTTACATGAAGGTGAGTGGTTCCAACAAAACTATGGCGTTAGAATAGAGGCTTTGAGACTGGGTTCAACTGCTAATCCTATATCTAGTTTTTCTGTCGTTGTTGTCGATGCAGAGGGCGCTGAAGTTGAAAGGTTCGACGGCTTAAATATGGACGAATCAAACACTAACTTTATTGGTAAAAGAATTGGTGATCAATACCAAGAATACAATGCAAATTTGAAAAAATTCCAACTCTACGGTGAATATGCAAATAGATCTGATTATATTCGTGTTGAGATGGCCCCTGACTGGAAGGCAGGCATTGCAGATAAGAAAATGCTTCCTTGGGGTGTTTATGGTCCAAGAAAGCCAAAATCATTCACTCTGACCTCCGGTTCTGCCGCTACCACAGCAAACACACTTGTGTCTGGGGCGAACGCAGTAGTTCTATACGGTGGTCACAATCGTGGTGGTGGACATTTTGTTCATATGGATACAACAGCAACTTGTTCATTTGATTTCCCAAATATAAAATTAACTGATGAAAATTCAAACAATAGCGGAAACTACACAAATGAATACGTGTTTGGTGCAAGACATATGCTCGATACAGACAATAAATCTAAAAAATATCTGTGGTATTCTCCAGACTATAAAGATTTAATTAGAGCATTGCCCGGCAGTCTGGATGTATTCGGAGACACTGATTCTGTTAAATTAACTACTTCGTGGATATTTTCTTTAGATGAAATCAGGGTCGACACTCAAGATTCAGACAAGTTCTACTATGAATCTGGTTCTCATGTTACTGGTGATTCGTTCACAGCAACAAGCGGCTCGGCAAAACTTCTATCAGAAGGGATTAAGCAATTTAATATTCCTTTCTTTGGAGGATACGATGGTATTGATATAACTTTGGTTGATCCATTTTCTAGCAATACAACAGAAGCCTTAAGTGGTAAAGCAGTTACTACTAGTTATGCTTACTACACAATTGATAGAACTATCGAAATTTTGTCTGATAAAGACTTGCTAAACTTTGATATGATATCAATGCCCGGCCTAACTGATAATGGTCTTCAAAAGAAATTGATTGACATGGCTGAAGATAGGGCGGATACGTTGGCGATTATTGATTTGGATTCTGGTTATAGAAAACCATATGAAAATAGCGGAACAGAGACGCTTGGTTCTTCAACGACAATTATCTCAAATGCTACTACATTAGATTATGATACAAGCTACGCGGCTGCATATTACCCACCAGTCCGACTAAGGGACACCATTGGTGGAAACCAAGACGTAACTGTTGTTCCTGCATCTGTTGCAGCGGTTGGAGCTATTGGTAGATCAGAAGCAAACAGCCAAGGTCCTTGGTTTGCGCCGGCTGGATTTAATCGTGGTGGAATAGGAATCTTAGGTGGGAACTCTGGTCCTAGGGTTGTTGGGACTCTAGAGCACCTCACAAAGCAAAATAGAGATGATCTATATGAAGAAAACATTAATCCTATCGCAAGATTCCCTTCTATTGGAGAAATAGTTATCTTTGGACAAAAGACATTGCAACAGACTCCATCAGCGTTAGATAGAATAAATGTAAGAAGATTACTAATATATCTTAAAAAACGTATTGGAAGAATTGCAAATACAGTGCTATTTGATCAGAACGTTCAAACCACATGGCTAAGGTTTAAAGCCAGAGCAGATGCTGTATTGTCTGACGTCAAGACTAGATTTGGTCTTACTAATTATAGATTGGTTCTTGACGAGACTACGACAACCGCAGATTTAATCGACAGAAATATAATGTACGCTAAGATTTTTGTTCAACCTGCTAGATCAATTGAGTTTATTGCAATAGACTTTGTAATCACCAGAACAGGAGTTGAATTCTAATCATGGCACTATTTATAAATAACGTAGGAGAATTATAGTTATGGCTTTTTGGAAAGATGAGGGTTCGACTCCCAAGAGAAATTTTAGATGGTTAGTTAGGATGTTTAACGGTACTGAGACAAGCGTTGCTTGGTGGGCAAAAACTGTTACTGTACCGTCATACGAGATATCAGAAGTAGAGCACAACTTTTTAGACAACAAGTATTATTATCCCGGTAGAGTTTCTTGGTCTGAAATAACACTAACTTTGGTTGATCCTGCTGATGAAACAATTGATTGCGTGGCTACAACTTTAAGAATGTTAGCTTTATCTGATTATGTAGTCAAAGATGTGCCGGGTCAACAGCCCAATGTCACAATTAGTAAAAAGAAAGCAGTTGGCGCAAACGAAACCATAAAGCCATCAGCCATTACCATTGCAGTCTTGGATTCTGAGGGTAATGAGATCGAAAGATGGACTCTGCATAATCCTTTTATAAAGTCTGCTAAGTATGGAGATTTAGATTATTCTAACGACGAGTTGAGAACAGTTGAAATGACTGTTAGATACGATTGGGCTTCATGTGAACTAACAAAGGGTGTAGGGAGTTTCGATCCTGAAACTCGCACAACCCAAAGCTAGGAACGTAAATGGCCTTTTGGAAACTACCAGCATTCTCTCCAATAAACAAGTATCAATTTATTTTTAATATTGGTTCAGAGCAATTTACCGTTCACGCCAAGAGTGTTACTTTACCAACTTACAGCACCGAGGGTTTTACATCTAAAATGCTTAATCATGAAGTTAAGTATCCGGGGGTTGGCCATTGGGATGATTTGGTTGTTTCGTTTGTTTTAACAGAAGATATGAAACAGAGCACCTTTATGGCCTTGACCGGATATAATAACTTCTCTGTAAACAGTTCAACAGTACCAAAGTTTCAAATATCTCCAAACATTACAATAATTGGAAAAGAGGGAAACACTGTTAACACTTGGTCTTTTGCAGGAGCATATGTAAAGCAAGTTAATTTTGGAGATTTTAGTTATGATGAAGATTCTCTTGCGACAATTGAAATGACTATTTCAGTTGATTACGCTTCTGTTAACGGTTCTGGAACCAACCCTAATGCTGTAGCTGATAACATGACGACGAGACTAGGTGAAACAATAGTTGACGAGGCTGGTGAGCCTGTTACTGAAAGCACTTTTGATAATGATGGGCTAGATCCTAATTTGTTCCCACCTGAAAGCCAAGAAGACGACTTATTTGCCGAATTGTTTCCCGGCGAATCACAATACTAAAAGACATAACAAAGAGAGGTGAAATTTGTCTAGAAGAAATAATCACAACCGCATGATGGGAGAAGGTCATAAACCCGAGCATGCTGAGGCGCCACCCACTGGTGTTGGCGATACCCAACAAAGACTTGACCCATTACAATTTGTCGCCCCGACAGAGTTTGTTGAGCTTCCATCACAAGGAAAAGCATACCCAGCAAACCACCCGCTACACAATGAAGAGACAATTGAAATTAGATTTATGACTGCAAAAGATGAAGATATTTTGTCTTCAAAAACCTTATTAAAAAAAGGCGTTGCGATTGAAAGGTTTATGCAAAATATAGTTGTAAATCAAAAAATTAATGTAAAAAAGCTACTTGTTGCAGATAGAAATGCTATACTTATAGCGGCGAGAGTATCCGGATATGGAGACCAGTATGAAACAAAGGTAACGTGCCCCTCTTGTGAGGCTGTATCTGAAAGTCTGTTTAATCTCAACGACAAAAAAATATCTCACATTGAAGCAAGAGAAGATTTAAATATCAAAAAGACAGATAATGGTACTTTTTTAGTTACAATGCCCCTTACAAAACATGAAATTGAATTTAGGTTACTAACTGGTGAAGATGAAAATGCGATTGCAAGATCATCCGAGTCAAGAAGAAAACAAAGATTAAGCGAAACCATGTTAACCGATCAATATAAAAGAATGATAGTGGCTGTTGCTGGTCATACATCGAGAGAGATTATTAGGAAGTACGTTGATAATATGCCTACTAGGGACTCTAGATTTCTTAGAAATTGCTACAAGGCGACTGCCCCTGAAATCAAAATCTCAGAAGACTTTAACTGCCACTCTTGCGGCTTTGAACAAGAGATGGAGGTGCCCTTTGGGGCAGACTTTTTTTGGCCTAACGGATAAATATATTGAGCAAGTATATGAGCAGTTTTTTTTATTAAAGCATTATGGCGGCTGGTCTTTTATTGAGGCATATAACCTACCAGTGGGCTTAAGAATGTGGTGGCTTAAGAGGCTAGAAAAACAATATAAAGAAGAACAAGAGCAGATGAAAAAGTCTTCTAAAAAAAGATAACAATGCCCTATGGGGCATTTTTTTATTAAAACTATTTACTTTTGATTGGAGGATTGTTAATGTCTAAGAACGAAAAGCAGTTATTAACGGAGTCGTGGCTTGAAATGCTCGGCTCTTGGAACAAGTTTTTATTAAAACAAATGTATGGTGATACTAAACAGGTGGCCACACTATCTGGACCTGATACTAGTTGGATCAGAGAATCTGAGGATGAAGAGGACACTGGTGGTAATAGGCAATTTGTGATTAGAGGCAAATACCAAGATGTAAAAGTTTGGGCTGCTGCTCTTTCGAGAGAGAAAGACTATATTGATGCATATGTTGAATATGGCGAAAACCATCCAACGACTACAAAAGCCAGAGTGAGATTGGAGGATGCAATACAAGAATTTGAATCCACAACCAGATTGACATGGCCGTTTAAAGACGAGGAATAGTGAATGGCTAAAAAACCAGAAGAAATGACTCAAGATGAGCTTATTGAAGAAGTCAATAAGGCGAGAAAATCAGAAGGAAAAAGTCTAGAAGATATTACAAAAATGTCCGAGGAGGCGAAAAAAGCACGTCTAGAAGCGTTACAAATCGAAATGAAAGTTGCTAAAGCAATTGGTGAGACTTCTACACAACTTGAGGGTGCCGCAGAAGCCTATAAATTACTTGAAAAAATACCAAAAGATGATTTAATCCAAAGGGCTGAGGCGGAGAGACAAATCGCTGAAGCCACTGGTATGACGGCAATGGAAGTTAGAAAATTAAAAGAAGAGTATGACGCATTAGGCAGTGTTGGTATGAACGCCTTAAAAAAATCAGAAAAAGGCTTCATGGATGTTGGTACAAAAATCGGAATAGTTTCGAGATCAGGACAAAGGCTTTTAGGAAATATAGCTGAAATCGGACAAATGGCTAATAGCCCCAAAGGAATTGCTGGAATGACTAAGGCTTTCAAGGAGACTTTTAAGCCCTCAATGCTTGCTGCAAACGCCCTTGTAAAAATAACTGAATCGACAATTGCAATGTTTCATGCTGTAGATCAGGCCTCTGTTTCTTTTGCGAGATCGACAGGTTTCGGAAAGGAGTTCACGGCAGAAATATTTAATGCTGCTGCCGCAAATAGAAATTTAGGTCTCACTGCTAAAGGGACAGCAGATGCATTTGCAATTGGTAGAACAGAGCTTTCTAATTTTAATTTAGTTAGTGAAGAGGCAAGAGAAAAATTTGCTGTTAATGCAGCCGGCTTGCAAAAGCTTGGAGTTGCACTATCAGACACAGCTATGATTGTTGAGGATTTCAGAAAACGATTTGGAATGAGTGTAGAGGAGGCTACCGATGTTACCACAGATCTGGCTATGGCTGCAAGTAAACTAGGAGTTCAAACAGGAAAGTTTGTAAAGCAGTATCAAGCAGCCCAAAAGCAATTAGCAGTTTATGGAAAAACGGGTATAAAAGTGTTTAAAAATCTTGCTGCTGCGGCCAAAGCGGCTGGGGTTGAAACTGAAAGTTTGCTTGGTTTAGCTGGTAAATTTGATACATTCTCTGATGCAGCAGAAACAACAGGTAAGTTAAACGCAATTTTGGGAACACAAATGTCCTCCATGGATCTCTTAACTATGAAAGAAGATGAGAGAATAGAATATCTTTTAAGAAATATACAAACAACAGGCAAATCGTTTTCCCAAATGGATAAGTTTACTCAGAAAGCAATTGCGCAAGCTGCCGGTATTACTGATATGGCTGAGGCCCAAAGAATATTTGGTATGAGTTTTAAAGATTACAAACAACACCAGAGGGATGTTCAAAAGCAAGCGGATGCACAAAAAGAATTAGAAGAAAAAATGAAAGACACGATGACTGCTGTTGAGAAAATCAAACAGGCGTTTATGAACCTTGCAATACCCATGGCTCCATTAATTGATGACATAGCAAGTATAGCACAAGGGTTTCTAGACTTTTCGCAAAGAATGAATGGTGTTCCAGCGTTGGTTCTTTTTGGAGCCTCTGCTTTAACTGTTTTTGCACCAGCGGTAACAATAGCCGGTACAGCAATTAAGACCCTAACCACAGGTATTTATTCTAGTGTAACAGCAATGGGATCATATATCATATCAAAGATAAAAGGAACAGCAGTTACTGAGACATTAAGTGCAGCAGAAAAAAAGGAAATTGTGCAAAAAAAGTTAGCCAGATTAGCAGCTATTGAAGCTGCGATGGCTCAAGACATAGACACTGGATCAAAGATCAAAAATACAACCGTAACTGATGTAAATACCGTCTCACAACAAAGATCTGGGGCAGCATCGAGATTTGCCGCCAAGGGCATGTTGGCTCTCGGTGTAGCAGTATTGTTGATCGGTGCAGGTATCGCAATTGCTGCGTTAGGTATGGCCGAGTTTGTGAAATCGTTCGCACAACTTGAAGGCGAACAGATACTGGGTGCCGTTTTTGGTATTGTTGCGTTTTCTGGTGCTTTGTATATGTTGATTCCGGCTCTTATAGCGCTAGCACCGGCGTCAACAGCAGCCTCCTTAGGTATGATGGCTTTAGGGGTTGCTGTGCTACTGATGGGTGCCGGAATAGCACTTGCAGCTTTAGGTATGGCGGAATTTGTTAAGGCGTTTTCTGCTCTTAATCCGTTTCAGTTAATTGTACTTGGTATTTCGTTTTATGTAATTTCTTCAGCTTTGGGAGTATTAATTCCGTTGTTAATGGGTTTTGCACCGGTGGCTAGTGCAGCCTCCTTAGGAATGATGTCCCTAGGATTTACCGCACTGATGATCGGTGCCGGACTAGCACTCGCAGGATTGGGAATTTCAATGATGGTAGAACAATTGTCCGCCCTTGCACAACATGGAATGTTAGCGGTTGGGGTGTTATTTGGATTTGCTGCTGCTGTTGTAGCACTAGCTGGCGCCATGGCGCTGTTGGCTAACCCCTTTACAATGGTTGGTATGGCTATGATGTTAATTGCATTGAATGACATGGCTAGGATGGCTGAGGCACAAGCGCAGATGGCTGGTGAAACTAGTGGAATGATTCAAAC